CATACCGAAATGGAAAATATCCTTTTGGGACGTAGTTGCTCCACAGATGAAGTCCTTAAACCTTACATCGAAACCTTTAGAAAATGGGCAAGTGAAAATGTCGAGAAAACGCACTGGTGCGAAAGGGCCTTGGTCGGTCATGGTTACGCTGGCCGATGTGATGCCTACGTCCGATTAAAAGGAATTGGAGATGCAATCATTGACCTAAAGAATCGCAAGGTCAACAAGAAGTACAATACGCCTCCATTCTATCCAACCGATGCGCAACAGCTTTGGGCCTATAGAAATGCGAGCGAGAATCCAAAGGCAGCCTGCGTGTCAGTTGTTCTGGCATCCAATGATCCAGAATACATAGAGCATCATCAGTGGGACGAAGACGAGTTATACCAAGCTGGCATTGCCTTCTGCGCGATGCAAAAGGTTTGGGCTTGGGTCAAGGGCTACACGCCTACTGGTATGAAGTTATGATCGACCCAGCAGATGTCTTATGGCTAGAAGGATTACTGGATGAATTTTATAGGAGGCTTGCAAAATGAATGCACCAACGATTCAAGAAATGGGCAACGCTGCGCAGGAAATAGTCTGGCGCGTGATGGGTAAGGGATCGGACAAGTCTGCATACGGAGATTGGCTGGTGAAGGATAGGCCGACTCACGATTACCATATTGCCAGAGCGATTCGCCACCTAGCCACAGCGCAAATGCAACTGCACAAGTCCTCGCCTTGTCCAGATAATAACGGTGAAACAAGTATTGACCATCTTGAGCGTGCGCTGGTAAGGTCGCTGTTCGTGTTAGCACAAATAAGAAAGGAAGTACCAAGACTATGATTATGGAAGATGTAAGCGTTGATTTTGAATTTAATGGAGAAAAGTACACTGCGTATGGCAACGCAGAGATTGATACGATTACCGAAGATATTGGTCCAGTTGGCTACAGAGAACATTGCTTTGCCGAGGTGGTCAACAATGTGGTTATGTCAAAGATTGAAATCTCAACCGCTACCGAGGACATAAAGAATCCAAGCAAGGAATTGCTGGAAAAGGCTGATGATCTCTTGTCCATTCAGGCAACAGAAGATTTTGACGCTGGCAAATGAAGATCACTCGCGTAGTGAAGATTGACGGAGGCTGGGAGCTTTACGGAATATCCGAAAAGGAAAAGAAAGAGATTCAAGTTGGATTCTGCGGCGAGAACCTACCGCTGGATGCTTGGGTTAGGATTGAGAAATGAAGCTGGCCTTGTCTTGGATCTGTTATCACATTGGCAATATCACAAGCTTAACGCTGATGCGATTGGGTCACGGATACGGTTTTTACAATCGAATGATGATCTGGTCATCTGCACTTGATAAAGACGGCAAAATATGGAAGGACGCAAAATGAAACAAGCATTAGTCACGCAATCGTTCGGTGAGGATTGGCAGAAGATTATTGATCTGACTAGGCCGAGGATGGAGGCGTACTGCAAACGCCACAGCACTGACTTTATTCTGATCGACAAACCACTCACGCACCCAGCCCAATACTCAAAGTCTGCGATTGGAAACATTATGGCAACCAAGGGCTATGACCAGGTGACATTCGTTGACGCTGATGTTCTGATTGCAAACGATTGCCCCAAGCTTTCCGATGACGCTGGGGTGTTCTGCGCCTTTGACGAGGGAGCTTACTTGGACCGCAAGCCAGATATGGTTAAGCTGGCTGGAGCTTTCGGCGGTGTAATCGAGCCTAAGTTCTATGTCAACACTGGCGTTTTTGTAGTTCATACCAAGGCCGTTGGTATCTTATCAATGCCACCCATTGGCCTGCACCCAAATCACTTTGCCGAGCAGACATGGCTCAACGTGATGGCGCACCTGTGGAACATCCCACTAACCGAGCTTGACCCGTCCTTCAATTGCATGACCAGCGTTGAGTCGCACTTTGGCTTGGACCGCTACAAGGACGCTATGATTATTCATTACGCTGGGCAGTCGAACGATATGATGCAACTTGCGACAAGCATCCAGTATGATGATGCAAAACTAAAAGGTTTGGGTCGGTGAGGTCAACCCAACTATGTCGCGGTGATTACGATGACAGGGTGCAGCAGTTGGCTGGAGAGGTTGCGCTCCAAGCTATCCGTGACCTGCGGATGTTACGCAAGCGAGGGATGGTTAAGGGCATGAAGATTGTCAAGGATCACACGGGTGTGCCACTCAACGATGCGCTGGAGTATAAGAATTCACACGAAGTACAAAAGCTACTGCGTGATTTCAAGACGGGCGTTGTTTCCTGGTGGTGCAGGGCAAGCGGGGTGCAGATTGATAACCGCACGTTGTTACGGAAACTAAAGGAAAACGACTATGTTTTGCCTACTTGATCTAGCTGGAGTTGTTTGGGTAATCGGTTGGTTTGTGCTTTACAGTTCGCTGACTTTGTCGGCAATCTACTGCGCTGGTTACTTGATCTTCAAGTTAATCGAAATCATAAGAAAGGAACTAGACAGATGAAAAAGAAAGACAGAAAGATAACTCTGGTAAAAACATTAGAGCAAAAAGCCGTAAGAGTAATGATCGATGTTGACGATGATCTCTACGAGGCGTTGGCAAGGGCTGGCCGTCAGCACTTGGCTAAAGATAAGATGGCTTGCTTTGAGTACGCACTAAACAAGGCGTTGTTGGAACTATGCGAGGAACTCAAATGAACGAGTTTAAGCAGAAGGTATTAACTGCTTCAGTGGATCGCTATGTCCTAACTAGGACGCAGTGCGAGATGCTACGGCAGGATGCGGAAGTGATCGGGATGAAGCGTGCGCCAGTGCTATTGAAGGATGGAGTAACACGTACGGTATCACGTACGCGAACCTGCTCATCGTGCTGGATACCTTTCGCCAAACATTACGAATGGATCTACAATGTGATGCGCGAGATTACGGAAGGCATCAATGCCGAGCAATGGCGTTTCGACATCCAGGGCATCCAACAGTTGCAGATACTGAGATACCGCCCACTACAGAAGTTCTCTTGGCACTTTGATACCTATACATCCGAAGCACCAGTACGCAAGCTGACGGCGGTGGTGAACCTGTCCGCGCCAGAGGAGTATATTGGAGGCGGGTTGCAGGTTAAGGCTGATATGGAGAACGCTAAGTTCGTCCGCGAGCAAGGAGCAGGTTGCTGGTTTCCATCTTACATCGAGCATCGTGCGCGTGCGCCAATATGGGGAACGCGCTGGGTGCTTGTGGCTTGGTTTACTGGACCTGCTTGGAAATGATCCAGCTTAATCCAGAGCTATGGATGATGACACCCAAGGGTGAAGGATTAGCTTTTATCGTTACGGACTATGGGATGGATCATAACAAGATATTCACAGTTATGCTTAATTCTGGCGAGATACTTGACTTTGACCTGCGCGATTGTCGCAGATGTGAGAACCCAAGCTTCGGGGTACAAGCACCATCAGTGCCTAATCCCTATTATAACATATAAGGAGAATAGAATATGCTAGGTAAAGACGTATCAAAGAATATGCACGAGTTGGCGATGGACAACAAGAAGAAGGGCAAAGAGCGTGGAGCAGGCGGTAAGCCGCGCTCACGCGAGCAGATGATTGCCATCGCGCTATCCGCAGCAGGAAAGAGTAAGCCACGCAAGTTTCGTATGCGGTCTGGTTCGTAATGCAAGTCGAGGCTAAAGATCGCCTCAAGTGGGCGCGCGAGATCCTTTCAATTGCACGCAATAAGCTTGTAGTTGAGAGGGATCGCGCGACTCACGGACACGCGATAGATATGATTCAGATCATAACGATGGTGGATGCTGCCAGCCTGGTGTGCAAGGAAGTGGTGGGTGAAGAATGAAAAGCAAGGATGAGTTGGCGATGCAGGTGAAGAAGGAGTGGGACAATCAGAACTTGAGGTGGAAGCTTTGGCTTGAGGCTGGTGGATTTACAACTGAGATATTTTGTTACAGCAGTGCAGAGGAAGAGTATTCCAAATGCGTCAGGGAATTGGTTGACCACGCTTACCAGATGCAGAGCGTATGAGCATACGAGAAGACATTCTTGACCAGTTCGGTGATGATGCACACACGATGCTGTTTGCTGACGGATTTGATGACGCGCTGGTTGGTGTGGGTAGCGCATTCGGCGGTGATCTATGCGCGATCTATGATGCGGACGCAATCGTGGAGAGCCTTATGAAGCAAGGCATGGACTATGCCGAGGCTATGGAACATTTTGATTTTAATATTGCAGGAGCTTATGTAGGCGAGCAGACTCCGATCTTCATGCACAAAATAGAAAGGCAGGCCAAATGAGCGCACTATACGATTGGATCGTTGTCGGAGCAGGATTGGCAATAGGAAAGCTTCTTGTTGCAATTACGGTTATCACAGTAATCACAGCAATTCTAGCTGTGTTCTTTATTATAGAGGAGAAAACCAAATGAAACTATGGACAAACAACACTAACGCAATTCACAAAGTCGATGACAATATGCTCTATCCGCGCACTACCTATGTGTTGCCAGATGAGCTAACTGGACCAACCTGGGACGATTCAATCCCTTGCCCACACAAGATCAAGCCTTACTACAAAGGGCGTGCTGCTGGTGGAGCAACAGCCGTCTACCGCGCTGGGGCAATCGGTGACGCGATCATCGCTACTGCCTTCGTAAATTACTTGGTGCAAGAATCGGGTGGGGTTGTGGAGGTTTACGCGCCTGCTCGCAACCTGCCTCTCTACGCTGGGCTGGGTGCAAAGCTGTGGCCGTTGCCGTCTTCGCTGGAGGCGTGGGATTCTTTCGATGCGCACCTACCTACAGATGATTTATTTAGCGGACAGGTTGGCAACACGAAGCTAGGCACTGGCGGTGGCAACTGCTACCAGCGGATCTACGAGTGGATGGGTGTGTGGGATGAGAAGACTATGGCGAAGTATTGTAAGCCAGTTCTGCATCTCATCGAGCCAGATCACGAAGAGTTGAAGGCGATGGGCAAGTGGCCGTTGCCTAGTCCGTTCTTTGCTTATCACGTTTCGTCCAGCGGTCCGACCCGCACCTACCCGCCGACTATGGGGCAGGAAGCGGTGCTGGCGTTGCTTGAGGCTTATCCCAAACATCACGCTGTTATTATTGGGCTGGATAACTCAAACAACTTTAAGGTGGATCATCCCAGGGTGATTGACCTATTTAACTGCACCAAGGCTGTGCGCTCGCTGTTCCCGATTATCAGCGGGGCTGACTTTGTTGTCGCGCCAGATAGCAGTGTCAACCACATGGCTGCTGGATTGGACACACCGTGTGTGTCGTTGTGGGGCAGCTATGACCCAGCGGATCGGATGACCTATTATCCAAAGAACGTATCGATATTCAAACCCGATACTTGTCCGCACGCGCCTTGCCGTCCGCACGCTGGGTTGCCACAGGCTAAGTGTAAGGATGCGACCAACAAGACTCCCAAGACGCAATACTGGTGCAATGCTCTGCGGAACATAACAGCGCAGGATATTGTGCTTGCATCGCAAAAGGCGATTGAGTTATAAGACAAATAACTAACTGGCGTTGTGGTATGCAAGGAGATCTTGCATCGGGCGTTTCCTCAGTGTGTCTACCCCTTGAATCAGAGCCAGTTTGAATTTTAATGACAACAGCACAACGGCAAGCTGAAGAGATCGTAGGCCAAGTGGATTGGCAGTCCGAGAACCACGGGCTGTGCAAGTGTCCAGGCGAGGCTGCGCATACCAGCCACACTCGCATTAGAGATACAACTGTGTTCGTAGATGGCGCGCCGACCATATTCTGCTGGCATACTTCCTGCACGCCGTATCGTGATGAGGCTAATCGCAAGTTGCGCCGAGCTATATCCAGCGATGTGCTTTACAAGCCAGTAAACATTATGTCGGGTGGCACAGCCGTACCCAAGCTGGTCATCAAGAAAGACCCGCACTCAGAGGTGCTGGATAGGATTAAGACGATTGCTGAGTCAAACAAGCAAAGATACTTGACTCACTACAATTGGGACCCAGCGGATATGTACGAGGAAAGCCCGACCAAGCTTGGCGATCCAGCACAGGACTATCAGTTGTTCCTATCGATGTTCAACGCTCTTGACAATATCTGGATTGGCAACGTAACGGATAGCGGGAAGCATCCACAAAACTTCCGCATAGCTTACGAGTGGAAGAAGCTGAATGAACCGATTGGGCAGTACACAACTGGAGCGAGCTACAAGCAGGGTACAGTCAGTCGATCCAACGATACGGTTGAGCATAGGGTGTTCTTGGTTGTCGAGTCCGATGTTCTCAGCAAGCCAGAGATGGGCGCTGTGTTCCAATTGATGCGCGATTTATTCAGCATGAAACTACACGCTGTCGTGGATACTGGCGGAAAGAGCTTGCATGGTTGGTTTGAGATGCCACCAAAGAACGAATGGGTGGAACAGTTAAAAGCTTTTCTTATTCCGTTAGGATGCGATCCTGCAACATTCAAACCCAGTCAACCCGTTAGGATTCCTGGGGCAAAGAGAGAAGACAAAATGCAAAGCCTATTATGGTTTTGCAAAGGAGGAAAATGATAGAGCCAGCAGTAGCACTTGGTATCAAACCGAAGACGGACGAGTGGCCGCCGATCAAATCTTATGCACAACTTGTCAAGGAAGACTTGCCCGCGCCAGAGACGCTAATTGAGGGAATGCTGCACAGAGGCGGGAAGATGTTGCTGGGCGGAGGTAGCAAGGCGTTTAAGAGTTGGTCACTCATTGACCTAGCCCTTTCGTTACACGCTGGCGTGCCTTGGTGGGGGCAACAGTGCAAGATGTCGCGGGTGTTGTTCATTAACTTTGAGATCCAAGAGTGGTCGTTCCGCAATCGGTTAGCCGATGTTATCAAAGCCAAAGGACTAGAGGATAAGGCCGATGACTTTGATGTGTGGACGCTCCGAGGCCACGCTGCCGACTTGACTCTCATCCGCCCTATGATCGAGAAGCAGATTGAAGGTAAGGGCTACCAAGCGATCATCCTCGACCCTAACTATATGCTGATGGGTGAGAGAGACGAGAACAGCGCAGGCGATATGTCATCATTGATGAATGAGTTTGAGTACCTAGCGACCCGCCACAACTTGTCAATCATCCTTTCACACCACTTCAGCAAGGGTAACAAGTCGGGTGCAGAGTCGATTGACCGCTTCAGCGGGTCGGGCGTGTTCGCCCGTAATCCAGATACCTTGGTCGTTCTGACTGCCCACGAAGAGGATGAGAAGACTTACACTTGTGACATCACACTGCGTAACTTCCCGCCAGTAGATAGCTTTGTTGTTCAGTGGCATTACCCGCTGTTCCAAGCAAACTTTGCACTTAATCCAGACAAGCTAAAGAAGCCAGGTGCGCACAAGGCTGTTGACGATAAAAGGTTCTTAACTGAGATGGGTAGTAAGCAGTGGCAAGCGGGTGATTTATGCCGCCATATCATTGAAAAGCTGGAAGTATCGGAAAGTACGTTTTATAGGTATCTAAAACGCCTTCATAAAGCTAACAAGATATTGTCTGACAGCGGCTTGTATATTGCCAATCAGACCGCTTTCTAATCCACTTTCAACCCACTATCATTTATAGAGCAGTCAGACTCCTTATATATATAAGGAATAATTCGCGAAGGAAAAGTAGGAACAGGACTCCTT